CCTTAAATATATATGAAAAAAATACAACAGGACAAAATTTTTTGTACCTGTTGTAATTTTATTTATCAATTTTGAAATTTTTTACTATACCAGAAAAATTATATGATCCTACCTGATTTTTTACTACCATCACGTCAAAATAAAATTTGGTCAGAATCTGGAATTGATACCATCAATAATTGTCATGATAAAAGTCATTTCAAAAAATATCCATATCCCATCACCTATCATTACAACAGTCGTGGGTTTAGAGACGCAGAATGGCCCCAGGAAATTTCTGACCTAGAAAATTCTATTTGGTGTTTTGGAGATAGTTTTACAACAGGCGTAGGAAGTCCGTTGTCACACACATGGGTTAATATTTTTCAACATAGGCTTAATAAACGTTGTATAAATGTCAGCATGGACGGGGCTAGTAATTATTGGATTGCCCGAAAGATATCAAGGGTTCTTGATAAAATAAAACCCAAAATAATAATTATTCATTGGAGTTTTTTTACTCGTTACGAATTGGCCGACTCAGGGCTTGATGATGAAAAACGCAGATTAAATTTTCATGATCTTGAATTGACATCATTGCAATTGTTGTGTAATTTCAACAAACTTGTGCAAACTATTGAACAAACAAAACAGAACACAAAAATAATACATTCTTTTATTCCAGGATGGGCAGTGGGTACCACAGTTCAGGACGAATGGAATAAATTACGCGGTCCTGACTGGCCTGAATATCCTGCCAGCCAGCTTGAGATGTTTGTTCAAACAGAACTACAAGCATTTGGTTACACTGGGTTTTTTGAACTGTACTCTGAATTGTTGGCTAATCGATTGTATGTGCCTGAATTTATCAAATTGGATTTGGCCAGAGATGGTTTTCATTATGACAAAATCACTGCAACAAAATTTGTTGATCAACTTGAAAACTTAGTTCTAAATCTTGATCGAGCATAATTGACGCCAATTCATTGTCAGTGTACATGGTTCCAAAGTTATTTTGTTGACTCCATGTATTGTACCAATCCAGGCATTGATCAAAGTTTTTTATTATTGATTTTTTTTCTCTTAGTGATTGCAATTTCAGTGGAATTCCTGTGACCAAAAATCCATCACTGACCAGTTTTAACAGTTGAATATTTGTGTTGACATATAGGGTCAAGTTTTTTTCTAAAAAAGTGTATTCTTCATCAGTTACGCTCAGTGACGTTTCGTCAAATAACTTTTTTATTTCATTATCAATGGTGATTGGCAAATTATCAGTGTAGTTGACATATTCCATGGCAGTTTGTGGCCAGTCAGGTCCTTTGAGTTGATTCCATACTTCTTCGCTGATAGGTTTAGTAAGTATTTTGATTTTTTTTGTAGCAGTGGCACGATCAAGTAATTTTAAATTAGGCAAAATTCTATGGCAAGCATTCCACGTGTTAAAATCTTGCCCAAACATTTCCTTCCAGGTATTATTGATATTGTTTTGCATGAAATCCAAATTCAAAATATATTTTTCAATGTTTTTTACATCAATGTCATAGTTCCAATATGACTGTATATTAAAATTTGTATCCGCCCATGAGATATAGTTTTTATAATTGTCAAGATGATGCAGTAATGTTTCTTTAGGAACACTGATTTTGTTTTTGTATATGTTTTGAAAAACATTTATTTTTTCTTCAACATTATACACATTTAGACGTTTGCTTTGTCTTTGAATGCCCCAACTTATGGCATGTTCAAACAAATTCTCTCTACGGCAACTTATAATGTAAAAATTATCATTGAGATATTCGTAAAATTTTATTTGATCTGCAATGGTATCAGCTCGTCTAACTATGTGATAGTGTGCAAGTCTGGTAGTTTTATAGTGATCCACTGATCCAAGTAAATCCTGCACCTGGTCAAGGGTTTGATAGTATCCACTGCTATAAGTACCTTTGGGTTTGCCTAATACTTCTTGTTGCAGTACATCATTGTAATACTTTACCAGTCCATTGGTTAATTCATGTAGATTTATCACTGGTTTATCAAAACCCTGGCGTAGCATATACACTGTCAATACTCGTTGCAACAAAGTTGATCCAACTCTATCAGGTGTTAATATTAGAACATTCATAAAGTATTTATTGGGTCCATTTTGTCAAGAAATTATTCAATCAGTGTTTATTTTAACTACATAATGTTATGAACACAAAAATTTTTAATCTATTGTTGAAAAATTTACAAACTACTTTTAATTTACCCAAATATAAAAATATTATATTTGATCGTGATACTGTGGTTGACAAATTGCCTTGGACTCCAGCAAGGTATCAAAAATTCAAAGATTCTGTAGAAGCCGAATTAAGTTTGCCATGTGACTATATGGGTACTCTGGAAGATATTGTGGCTGATCTAAGCGAACGTTACACTCATCGTTTCTTTGCTGAGATTTGGAAGCCAAGAACTGGCGATTATGATTACACAGGCTGGGCCTTGGTCGAAGAAATCAACAAACAAGATCCTCAAAATGTACTAGATGTGGGCTGCGGATATCATCCATTCAAAGGTCGTATTAAAAATTTAATAGGTATTGATCCATACAACAATTGTGCTGATTTTGAAGTTGATATTTTAGATTATAAAGTCAAACACAAGCATGACCATATATTGGCATTGGGATCAATCAATTTCAATAGCCAGGATGAAATTGAAGCCAGATTCAGTCATTGTGTAGATTTATTAATGCCAGGAGGTAAGTTTTATCTCAGAGCCAATCCGGGTATTGCACACAAAACTGGGCCTTATGTAGATATATTTCACTGGACTTTTGAAATAGTAAATGAATTTGCAGAAAAATACAATCTCAAACTGTTGGAATTCAAAAGAGATGGCAATGAGCGCCTATATTTTTCCTATCTAAAGCCTGAATAATATATTGAGCTGCTGACTGATGTGCCTGCTCCAATGGATGCCAATTTTGGGTTTCTGGATATTGGTGTTTTCTGCTCCACTCCAAAAAGGTCAATTCGTCAAAAGTAGTCATAAAAGGTTTGATTTGTTGTTGTAATTCTTCTATGGCAGGACTGGTATTCCACTGGTTGTCAAACAGTAAATTATCCATGTACGTCATAATGAACGGTATTTTTTTCTGTTCGAGCAAATTAATTGCTTGTTTGATGTACAACAAGCTTAGGAATTTGTCTTTGAGCTCAGAGTGCAGGTCTCGATAATAGATTTTGGCAGTTTCTGTTGAATCAATTGGCATAAGTGTAGCCCAGGGTTGGCCGGGCCAAGTTGGTTTTTCAACACAGTAGTCAAATCTATCAATCCATGACCAACCAATCACACACAGGATTTTTTCATTGACTTCTCCTGCTAAATTACTCATGAGTCTTTCTAGAATTTGCAGGTTGCCAGACCCTGGTCTGGCATACGTGGCATATTGATAATTATAGTGTTTGGCTAGCAATGCCGGCCATGTTAGTTGACTGCCGGTGGCATATGATTTGTGCCTACCATCGTCGGCCAATTCACTGCCAAAAATAAAACTACATCCAAAACTTTTAATCTGCATAGGCAAATATATAGCCTGTAATCCTATATTGATTAAATTCCTGCAGCGCTTTGTATGGCTCGAATTATTGGATCGTCTTTTTCGTAGATAGATTTGGTAGGCAATCCTGCTGCAATTCTGACTTCGTTGAGATCTTCGTCGTGTACTTTACGATATGCCTTGGGACTCAGTGGTACCATGTTTTCAAACGCATCTCTAGTGAAAGCAACTTCTTTTCCTTTGTAGTGCATGATCCAGTCTTTTGGCTCAAATTCTGTCAAGGTATTCAAATCAGTTAGTAATGTTTCTACATGGCCAGCGGCAGTGCTTCGTCGACGTATTTCCACATAGACCAAAAAACGGTTGGGGCGAATTTCGCCGGGACTTTTATCTGCATCAACCACAAAGTCATAACCTTTTTCAAACCAGTTCATAAGGTCTTTGGCAGCCTGCTGATCACGTACAAAAAAACTAAGCACAATGATGTCATCGTCATCGCCCATTTTACTTGAAAACTCGTCAACATGGATCGTGGGTTTTAACAAACCCTCAAGATCCTTGTAACCTAGGCTTTCAAATAGCCACTGAGGGTTGGATGGCTGCGGGTTGTTGTAGTTGTTGTGCATTTTGTTGTTGTGCATTTTTAGTCTGGAATGTTTGTTGATCAAGATCTTGCTCGTAGGCACTGTCAAGATCTTCCAGATCAATGTCTTGATCTTCAAGTTCAACTGAACCAGTACGTATATCACTCATCAAGGCCTTGGGCATGACGATTTCTACCAGCCAAACTTTTTTCTCTACAATTTTGGCTTTGTGTGTGCCAGGGCGAAAATCGCTAGGATCTTCAATCTTTACAGGAATCTTCATGTTGGTTTTTTTGTAGCGCACTTCGCAGTCAAAAGGTAGTAGTCGCTTGGCACCACGTGGATCTGGCATGAGTTTTTCGGGCCACATAAAAATACAACCCACACGATACTTGCCAATTTCTGGACCTTGAACTAATTCACCTATGGCCCAGTTTTTAAAAGCATACAAATCCAATTCGTCTAGCACACGTTCAAAGTCTAGTAGACTCAGCAAACTTCCTTCTGACATGTAAATGTCACGGATGTTTTCTGCTACCTGCCAGTAATCACTGTGGTCTTTGAATAATTCTTGATCTTTAAGTCCCATATGATTATTTAGCGTAGTCGATCAAAGACCAATTTATTAAAATATTGTAGCCAAGCCTAATACTTAGTGCGATTTTAAAAAATATCAATGCCCACTGAACTTTTGATCACCTGGGCCTAAATACTTTACCAGCAGCAATTGTTGGCATTTAACCATATGGAGAATAGCACTTGAGCAGACAAAGAGCCGCAAAAGCACATCGTCATATGAATCCAGTAGAAAACACCATAAGTTTCAACCAAGCACTTCCAAAAATATCCTCGCGTAGGGTAGATTTGATTCCTAGAACTAGGAATCAGGAACGTTTGGTGCTGGCTCTTCAAGATAAAGCGCAACACATCGTAGTCACAGTAGGACCCGCAGGTACTGGTAAAACTTATCTTGCCATGTTGGCCGCTGTAAAAGCACTCAAAGAAGGAGACTGTAAACGCATAGTTCTAACACGCCCAGCAGTAGGAGTAGAAGGAGAACAACATGGATTCTTACCCGGCAACCTGGTTGCCAAAATGGAACCGTGGACTCGCCCTTTATTAGATGTTTTACGAGAGTATTATCGCCCGCAGGAAATTGCAGGCATGATAGAAGATCAAGTGATAGAAATAGCTCCATTGGCGTTCATGAGAGGTAGAACTTTCAAGAACTCCTGGATCATTGCAGATGAAATGCAAAATGCAACACCCGCCCAGACCAAGATGCTGATGACACGTATAGGTGTACACAGCAAAATTGTGATCACTGGAGACATAGAACAAGCCGACCGTAGTTGTGGCGACAATGGACTGTTAGACCTTTGTCAAAGACTGGGGGAAGGGGGTGTAAATGGTATTGCTTTGTGCGAGTTGTCAGCTCGCGATATTCAGCGACACGAGATCATAGGATCCGTATTAAAACTTTACACCGACTGATCGGTAATGATCTGATACACATCACGCCAGTTTTTTACCAGCGTGATGTGTTCATGATAATAATGCATGTTATGACCATGTTCAATAACTAAAGGTCGCAGTCCTACTGCCAATCCTGCTTCGGCATTTACAGGTTTGTCTTCGATCCACCAACAACCTGTGTCTCTATATTCTTCTAGGGCTTTGTTTTTGTCAGCACCAGTGGGCAAACACAACACACGTTCAAATGCTGTTTTGCCAAACAATTTGGCTAAATTCATTTCACGCAATCGTACTGCATTAGGATCAGTGCTCAAACTTGTGATACAGTGAAATTTATAGCCATGTTCTTCATGCAATCTTTTAACATAATACATGGCATCACGTAATGCTGGTAAGAATCCAATTGCAGCACTTTCATTGAATAGTCTAATTAGTTTACGAATTTGTTCTTTGGGAACACCATAACGTTCGTCCATTTCATAACTTAATTTACTGCCCGGTACTTGTTCAAATCCATGTTCCTGCATCCAGATATTAAATGCATATTCCCAATCAAGTAATACACCGTCTGCGTCAACCAGGATCAGTTGATCCAGATTCTTCCATTTCGAGCTCATGTCCATTTTCCTTAAATAATCTTTCTATAGTTGCTTGATAGTGTTTGTAATAATAGGCCACGATTGTATCCCACTCTTTGGGCATAGTTTTGCCGTCAATAACACATTTTAACACAACTTGTTCTCGAAAGTCAAGTATAATGCTTGCCGTTTGTAGATCTCGTGGCTTTACTCTGTTGGCAATTGCCATAACTTCGTCAATTTTTCCTGAAGCACGTTTAAAATAAGTTAAGGTCATGTATCTCATAGTCTTGCTAACTCACACAATGTTGCACTCAAATTGATCTCTTGATCAGCAACCATTGGAACATTAACATATCCTTGACGAATCGCAATAATTGCACGATCTTGTGTTTCTTGATCTGTACCCCACAAGTCTAAATTATCGTACAACCAACGAAACATTTCTTCCATTTCTTCTGCGCGAGCATTGGCGCACATGAGTTTTCTTGCTTCAAGTATGCGTCCAGACTTGAACAAATCTACTGCTGACAATTTCCAGTCTTGACTGCTGACATTGCCTTGTGGTGCGATCAAGATGCCAGTGGCAGAATTCATTTGACAATTGTTCAAACATTTGCGTAAATCAGGATATGTTGATCTCACATAAGTGTCCAATGTGTCTAGATCAAATTCAATGGATTCTTCTACCAGCACTGTGGCAATCCTGGCAGTGAATTCTGTGGTGTCAATTCGATCAATATGAAATCCTTGACATCTTGAATGCAATGCAGGAATAACACGATTGGGATAATTACAGGTTAAAATAAATCTAGCAGTGGCATGATACATTTCCATCACACCACGTAGTGCAGCCTGACCATTGGGACTAATATAATCTGCTTCATCCAATAGTACCACTTTGAATTGTCCAAAAGGCATAGTCTGTACAAAGCCTGTGATCTTGTCACGAATAGTATCTACGGAGTTTTCACGACTGGCATTGATTTCTAGTACATCATAGCTATCTATATCTAATAAGTTGATCAATATTTTTGCCAGGGTAGTTTTACCTACGCCAGGTGCTCCGCTGAATAGTAAATGAGGAATTGATCCTGTTTGGACCCAACTGGCTATTTGTTCTTGTTGTGCTGAATCTTTAAATACATAACCATCTAGAGTGTTCGGTCTATACTTTTCCGTCCAAAGTTCTTGCATGTTGTTGGTCTTTGTTTTTTGATTAGTTGAATAATAGGAGGATGAAGAGGGCAACGACCTTGACGATAATCACATCTAGGTGAATATTCTTTGCTACAGGTCTTGCACTTCATGATTTTAGTATTTTTATTATACGCTCTTGTTCTTGTTCTTGCAACCACTCAGTTTCACCAATAAAAGTGCTGCAGTCGGCCAAAGCTTGCTCTATTTGCCATTTGAGTTTGTATAAGTCTTGTTTGGCGCCAAACTGTGTCCAACCATCATTGCGACCACTGGTTGCATGATATTTTATGGCCCAAATTTGATGCTGAATAGCATGCATATCCCAATCCATATAAAGTTGTGTCAATCTCGGGTTTTTTTGGCCACATTTACTGCATCGCTCATGGTATCGTCTTGTGGCAACTCGTCACTGACCATTAGGATATCATTTGGATCAATTCTGCGTATGGTTTGTCTACCATTTTCGTCTTGGATATCTATGCCACGAGTCCATCTTCCGTGGGCAACGCATATCCATTGCCCCACTGTGACATCAGTCTGTTTGGGACCTACTGCATAAACTTGACCCCATCTGGGCCTAATCCCAGATCCTGTACCGTTATCATTAGGCAGGATAATACCCGAACTGGTAATACGTTGATCAAAAATCATGTCTGAAACAATAACACTGTTGTTCAGCGGATGAATTTGGCTTTGTGTAAGTTGATGAGGTTGAAATGCTAATTTTGACATGGTTAAATCTTATTGACTCCGGGTTTAAATTGCCTAATTTCTTTGGTAGTTTTTTCTTTTTCTTGCACTATTGTTCTAGACCTAGCAATAGCAGCGGCCAAACCGCCTCGTGGTGTGTCTGGCAGATTGGACTGAATTTCAACTGATTCCGCAGTTTCAACAGGAGCAGTTTCAACAGGAGCAGTTTCAACAGGAGCAGTTTCAACAGGATCAATATCCACTGTAGAAGATTCTACCACTGGGTCTGCCTTTTGCTTGGCATGTATATTACTGGCATGAACTGTACGGTCAGTTACATTACTGGCAATTTGCCTAAGATGCTGCCTTTGAACTTGTTGATTTTTAGAATCAATTATGTTGTTTGAACTATCCAATCTGTCCCCACGAGAATTTACATTCATATTTCCTACGGCTCGGACATTTTCATTTTGTAAAATAAGTTGTCCTAGATCAACTATTTTGCCCTGGGCAGTTTTGTATGTTCTACTAGTCATGTTGATTCCTTTAAGTTTGTATATTTAACGCAAAAATTCTTTTACGTCTAAATTGTAATATAAACTGTCAATTTTATGTACACCTAATTTATACAGTACAAAACTTGACACGCTTGATCCTCGGCCCACGCCCCAGATGACTCGATTTTGAGTCATTACATCTACAAGATATTTCAAATATTGTAAAAGTGAAAATAAATTGTGTTCCTGGTACAACAATAATTCTTCGCCACATCTTTGTAGTTCAGATTCGTTGGTACACAAATTTAAAATGTATTGGGCAATGTCCAGCTGTTGATATGACTCAGGCATAAACCATGTGTGTTGTTGAAGGGTATCCCAATCTGGCACAGTTATTGCTTTATGTTCGTCGAATCTACGATACACTATGGTATTTGGAAAATGTTCAACAAATTCAACCACACGTTCAATATCTACAGAACTATCGACTAGCATACCTTTTAAACTTTCAATTTCACGACCTTGCATCAACAGATCACAAACATCTGTTTCGTTGAATATCATCTCACCAAATTTATTCTGTTGCATTGTTTTTGTTAAAGTCTGCAAATACTATTGTGTTTCCAAAATCTGCATCATCGGCGCCCACTGGCCACGAAAGATCTAATTCTCTCCAGCCTCGAGAATCTGGCATCTCTACCACTTTGTTGAATTCAGCCAGGCTATAATCACACTGATCAATTTCAGCAGAAGTCCACCAATTGGGGCGGTTTTCTATTTCTGGATTTTCTAATTCGTTGTGTAGGTATACCATGGAATCGCCCATAACGCTGCTGATTTCTGTTTCTGCTATGGTAATTCGGCCTTCCATAATAGCGTTAAGTTTGTAGTATAACATAATGCCTATCAGCTGATCAACAGGGTCAGTGGGCATGGTAGTGATTCTCAAACCTGCATTGAGGAATTTTTGAAACGTTTCCTGATATTCGCTGCTGATCATTATAGAACTGTCAATACAGTTGTATACAAAATACTTGATTCTTTCAAATGCAATGTTGTGACTTTCTGGATCTGTTGTGCGTGTCATCATCCAAAGTTTAAGAATGTACGAGTTCATTTGCACTGCTCCGTTGTGGTATATGCCAGCAGTAAAATGTAAATCTGTTGAAATTCGTGCATTCATGAAATGTTAATTATCTCGTCAAAGTTATTGTTAGAATCACGGCGTGTTTTTTCATTGTATTTGGACTGAAAACTCTCAATGGCCATGCGTATTTGGTTACAGAGATCTGCATTGCCTGTGCCATAGGCAATGTTTAATTTTTTCCTTAGTTCAAATATCTTTTCTAACAGTTGTTCTTCTGTTAGATCATTTAGGTTACTAATTAACGGATGTTCCATACGTTAATTATACAACATCATTGCCTATTGGTCAAGCAAATGCTGCACCATTGTTGCCAATACAAAACCATTTAGAGTTGACATACTGTAGAATGCAACTAGATCCGCGGGCGCTGAATGTGATAGTGCCTGTGCCGGATGACTTCCAGCCAGCATTTGTGACTGTGATAACCATGTTACCAGCAGTGATATCAACTGCACAAAAAGTTTTTATTTGTCCTGCTACTCCAGCAGCCAATGTGGCAGTTTCGGTCGATACCGTGGCAAAATAACTAGTAGTAGTTGCTAAATTGGCTGCGGCACTGCCTGCCAAAGCTTCAGCAGAATTGTTGAACGGTGATATACGTTCATTGACTTGTACCACAGACACAGTGGATCCACCGTCGCTGGTAGTGAATTGAAAAGCATATATTCCTACTGCTGCAAAAGTAATCACATTGGTTGATGCATTGATGCCTTGAATTCCTGCATTGTTAATTGAAACTGCAGCTGGTAGTTGTAGTGTGTGTGCAGTGCTGGCCACAGTAATTTGTAGAGTAACAGTAGCAACCTTGCCAGCTGCAGGTAAGTTGCTGAAACCCAATGTGATTGAACCACTGGTAGTTACAGTTTGATATGATCCCAAAGCATAGTTTACAGTGACTGCTCCATTTAACGTGCCCAGTGGCACCAATGGAGTGTACATATTTTGTAGATACCCATTGCTAAGAGTACTGGTCAACAAATTATTAAATACTGGATTAGTACTGGTTGCCAAATCCACTGACAACACTGCATTATTTTGAAGTGCAGTTATTTCGTTGGCCGCATATTGAAAGTTTGTGGCAGTATTGGTAAAATTGTCACGAAATCCTTGACTGTTGTTGTCCTGTCCAGCCACTGGATAGGCACCGTTGATATTATTTGGGTTTATGGCACTGGTCATTTGTAATCCTAATTTTTGATCTAGTATTTATCGCTACTGCAAAGCCTGCTAATATCTTCCTACTGCAATTTCAATTAGATGTATATCAGTGTCATTGATGTCACACAAGCTCTTGCCAATGATACAGCCGATATTGGCCAATTCTGGATCAATTCTTCCTGCAGTTCCAGATTCAATGTTAACTAATCTATCACCCTTGCATACTGGACCTTTTACCCAACACGGAACTTTGCCAGTGAGCGCTATGGCTATTCCGGGATTAGAAGAGTTCATTACATAGGCAGGATTGGTTGATACTACACCGGCCACTCTGGTATCATGACTGATATTACTTACTGTTATTTCGTTTGGCCCACCAAATACAACCACTGTGCCTTTGTCGTATTCATTGTCAGCCATGTATACTTCAGCCAAGTCAGCATATTGTGCACTGGTACTTTTGGCGAATACTACATTGAAGTAACTTGAGCTATTACCAATGTTTCCAGATCCATTGCCACTGGCATTGTTAATATTGGTTACCAGTATATTGCTGCCATAGACAGGCAGGTAATTGGCCACATTAGCGTTGCCATAATTAGTTACTACACCTGTCAAGTAACTGCCATTGCCTATAATGTAAGAACCACTGATATTGCCGGCGGCACTGATGAGCCCACCAGTTAAAATATTTGCAGTGCTGATATTCCCATTGACATAGGCTCCATTGATATTTCCGGTGGTACTTATCAATCCGCTGCTTAATATACTGCCGCCGGTGATGTTGCCTGAAACTGCTAGAGCATTTGCAGTGACCAATGCGCCGCCAGATGATGTCACTGTCCAAGCAGTCAGTGTGCTGTTGTAAGTGTACAAAATGCCGTTGACATCAGTTTGTTGACCATTGGTTGGGTTTGTTGGAAATGCCATTAATCTCTCCCTACTGCTACTTCTATCATACCAACTTCGGTTGAGTCATAATCTTGCAATGATTTGCCAACTATGCAGCCTGGTTCATAAGCAGATCGATTCATGGCCTGTGCAACTCCTGGTATGTCACTGGTCACTAGCCTGTCTCCTTTGTGTACTGTACCAATCACCAGACATGGTACTCTACCAACCAACGCCACCTGCACAGTATTGCGGCCTTCTAGAGTACTGTTCATTAGGTAACTAGGATGAGTTGATACAATACCTGCTACTCGTGTGCTATGATTGGTGGTGCTTACTGTGATTTCTTCGTCTCCGCCAAATTCTACCACAGTGCCAGGAGGATAATTGTTATCAGCACAATACATTTCTGCAAGATCGGCATATTGTGCACTGGTACTTTTTGCAAATATTGTGTTGAAATAATTGGCATTGGTTCCTATGTTGCCTATGCCATTGGCATTATTGTTTAGAATACTTCCCACGGTCAACGTGGCAAATGATGTAGGAGAACTTTGATCTACCCAACTATTGCCAGTGCCGTCGTTGATATATTGATATTTGATACCTGTGGCAGAATTAAACCAATAATCGCCGGCCTGGGCACCAACTGGCGGTGTGTTGGCCAAAGTGGTCCATTTCATGTAAGAACCGGTTAGATAATAAGCATTTCCTATTAGATAATTGCCAACAATGTTACCAGTTGCACTGACTACGCCTGTTACATATTGTCCAGTGTTGGCAAATTGCACTACATTTGGAGTTCCACCTATACCTACTGTGACGTTTCCGCCGGCACTGGTGACTGTGACATTTGACGATCCCAGATTGATATTAGCAACACTGGTTATTACTCCAGTCAACAGTGCACCATTGCCAAATATGTATGCACCTTTTATATTGCCCAACGCCGAAACTGCGCCAGTCGTAAGCAAATTGATACCAGTGATATTTGCAGTCGAGACAATGTTGCCGGTTACACTTATCAGCCCACTGGTCAGTACATTGCCGCCAGTGATACTGCCAGTTGAGGAAATTTGTCCCAAAATAGTTAGATTTCCACTGGATATATTTCCTGCAATCGACGCTGATCCAGCACTGAAGATATTGCCAGCAGATAAGTTACTGCCAGTGATATTACTACCAATGATATTTCCTGTAGTTGATATATTGCCGCCAATGATTCCAGTGGTCACAAATACATTTCCACTGGTTATCAAATTGCCTCCAACCACATTGCCAGTGGCACTTATTGCGCCGCTGACTGCTATATTTCCGGCAGCTATATTGCTGGCCACAGATAAATCTCTACCAGTTATTGTTCCAGTGACCGATACAACTCCACTGGTCAAGATATTACCGCCAGTGATATTACTGGTTGCTGATACAACTCCACTGGTCAAGATATTACCGCCAGTGATATTACTGGTTGCTGATACAACTCCACTGGTCAAGATATTACCACTGGTGATATTGCCAGTGGCACTGACTGATTGACTCAAAAATACACTGAGACCAAAGATAGAACCCGTGGCTGACATGAGTCCATTGACAATCACATTGCCGCTGGTAGTGTTGCCGTTGACCGAAAGCGATGTCAATGTTCCAAGCGAAGTTATGTTACTCTGAGCCGGAGTATACACTGTACCCGCTACTAGAGCGTTGCCCACTTGGCCAGTGACATTGGGTCCAGTCAAATTACTGATATTTGATCCGTCGCCATAAAAATACGGAGTTATTATGTTTCCGTTGTTAGTGATATTTCCATTGACATCTAAGTATGTCAATGTGCCAACTGTCAAAATATTGGCCTGTACACTGTCAACCACAGTACCCGCCGAAACAACATAGTTGCTAACATTGGCAAAATTACCATCTAATTCAGCCAGTGGTATGCTTCCTGTAGAATTAGCAAAAATATAAGGTACAGTCATAATGAGTATTCTTTGTATATCAATATTTATGTGCTAGCAAGATCATTGGTCCAGACCACTGTTTGACCAGTGTTGTTAGTCCAGCTAACTGTTTGCCCAGCACTATTGATCCAGATCACGGTTGTGTTGACTGGTACAATGGGGCCATTGATGATATTACGTTGAGGGAACAACAAATACTTGTCATAGGCATTGGTATTAGAATAGGTATCCAATGGATCAGTAAACACCATGCTGTTTACATCAAATGTGGTAGCAATACCTGGAACAGTTGTTATATTCCAAGTAGCGCCAGTGCCTGATCCTATGATATTGATTCCTGCTACATCATTGTATGTATGACCTGCTGACAGCTGAGGAGCTTGCCCAGAACAAAATACTGCTTGAATCGCACCAGAAGTTACGGTATTGACCACTAGTGTGACATCATTGATGCCATCTTGCCCTCCTACCAATGATCCTGGGATTTTTATCTTGTCACCAATTTGGTAATTGGTTCCGCTGTTGTTTATAGACACTAGTTGATAGTGGCATTGCACATCAAAACTCACCCAACTTGGCGGGGTCGGAATCCAATGTTGGCTTTCTCTATTCCAGTTCTTGGTCAATAAATTATCTAGCTCATATCGGTCAACTTGATAATCAACCAAATTCAAAGCGTTGCCAATGGTAGTTTGAATATTATAGGCTATTTGACCGCTCTCGCCTGGTTTACAGTACGCAATCACCCAGGCTGGAGTAAATCCCAAAACTTGTCCGTTGGACTGTTTGCTGAGCATCCAACGTGGTAGCACATTGCTGATTTGCCCAATTACATCAATGACCTGGTTGCGCATGTTGGATAAACTGTTGGGATAAACCGTGGTAATTTTTTCATTGTTTGGCTTGTTCAACTGGTAAGGCAATGTGACTTCTTTGTTAACACTTTGTCCTTGATTGTTTACAAGATCATCAATGATGTCGCTGTAAACAATTTCGTAAATTATGTTGCCAGCATCGTCCAAGGCTTGAGCAGTCTTGATACTACCCAACACTAGATTTTTCCAATAATGATTCAAATTCAAACTGGCCACATATGCATCTAATGTGTCTGCAGTAAGTCCGTAGGCATGATAGTAAACAACATTTTTGGCCACACCAAAATTTGGATCGTTGTATCTGTAGATTAACTCAGGCGGAAATATTGTGATGTTTTGCAAAAACAAATTTAAAAAATCTCTATCGTTCAACGGGGGCATGGCTTGAATATAGAGATTATCAAATGGTTGATTAAATCTTCGAACCACAGTGATTGTAAAAGTCTTATTGGCATTGACCACGCCATTTACACTGAATGCATTTACAGTAAAAGTATGACTGAGATCAAACGTTGTCTCTGTAGTGCTGGTAGCCGGATTTATAACTATATTGTATAAGGGATTATTAGAAACATCAAAAGTGGTAGTCCCACCGTCCAAAGCAAACGTATTGAAACTTACTCGGCCTGCTATTTCCCCAGATGTAAGTAGTTCAAGTCCTTGAGGCAAATTACTGTCACTGCCCGAAACCAATTGATACTGCAAAACCAATCCAGAAACATTGACTGCTTCTACATAAAAAGTACTGGTTGATCCATTGTCAATGGTACCTAAATTACTAGAGGTCAACCAAACCACTTCGCTGTTGAGTGGTCCTGTAACAGTTAGGCTATAATCATAAGGATTGCTGATCACACTGGGATTGGCCGTTTCGTATGCTCTTACTGAAAAAGAATACGTAGTGGATGCCAGTCCAGACGGAGGTATATAGCCATATAACCAACCAGAATTAGGATCCAATGTCAGTCCAGCTGGTGTTGTGTTTGCAATAAACTTAAATGCTTGATCGTTGAAGTCAATACCAAAAAACTGAAAAGTATAAAAATTATCACTTCTAACCGTGCCAATGGATCCTGTTGGTGTGGTAATAATTGGCGGTACCTGAGGGCTGGCATCTGCAGTGATAAATGTGTTGTCAGCAGTAATCACTGTGTTGTCGGCAGTCATGACTGATCGAGCATACACAAGAATATTAAATGTTCTTATGTCTCCGGCCATTATGTTGCTGACTCGTAGAGTAAACGAATAGTTTGTTTCTGTTGGTGTAGGTGTAACTGTGGTATTGGGACTAATATATCCAGAAATAACACCATTCAATGATATAGTGAGTCCTGTCGGTAATGAACCGCCAACTAGTGTGATCACCGAAGTGGCATATATGTCTGGATTGAATGTTTCAATTTGCAGGTCACTAACTTGACTGTCATCATAATAGGTAGCAATTGTGCCAGGAGGAGTTACAAATTGAGGAGTATTTTGACCGGTGACTGTCAGTGTAAATGTACGATCTGCCAATCGATCAATAACAGTATGTCCTGCAATAACTTTTTCTGTGTAGGCTCTGACTGCAAATTTACTTGTGATATCATTTGGAACTGGTGCAGGAATACCTTGTGCGGTAGCAGAAACTGATGGATTGCCTCCTAGTATACCAGATTCATCTACGTACATACCCTTAGGCAAACTGCCAGCAATGAGTTGATAGTATACTGTGTCAGCTGGAGCGACCGCTACCAGTGGAATAGAGTAAAATACTCCTTCTGGAATTGTTCCTAGGTTACCAGATGGCGTAATCCAGACTGGTTGTGTCATGACATTTAAACTCTTCCAACAACAATTTCTATCAGTCCAGTACTACCATCAAATGATTCTACTGCCTTGCCTATCACAGTGCCAATTCTAGGAGAAGATTCTGCACGTGCCATACCGTTGCCGGCAGATACCATCAAGGCTCCTTTGTTAACTGGGCCAATAACTTTACATGGCACTCGTCCAACCAAAGCAACAGTAGTCACATAATCTCCGGTAAGTCCAGAATTCATTTCGTATGCTGGATTGGTAGATATCACTCCAGCAACAGCAGTATCCTGATCCAAATCGCAAAAAGTAATTTCAGCAGGTCCACCAAAAGACACCACGGTACCAGGAGCATAGTAGGCATCACCAAGATAGCATTCTGCCAAGTCAGCGTACAGTGCAGTGGTTGCTTGGGCAAAGACTGTGTTAAAATAAGTTGAACTTGACCCAATGTTACCGGTGGCATTGCTGCCTCCGTTGACAATGTTATTTGTGGTTATTTTTCCAGTTCCGACTGAGAGATTGCCGCCAGTGATGTTGCCTGACGTACTGATAGCATTACTGCCAAAATTTGCCAGGTAATTGCTGACATTGGCGTTGCCATAGCTGGCAGGCAGTCCAGTCAACTGCGATCCGTTGCCAATGATATATGCACCTGTGACATTGCCTGATACTGAAATCAGCCCATTGACCAAAATACCAGTATTAGTAACCGTAGCCACATTATAATTGCCGCCAACACTGATCAAAATATTGCCACCACTTGATGGTATATTGACATTGCTGGTTCCATTGTTGATGTTGGACACGCTTGTGATAATACCTGTCAGGCATGCACCATTACCAAAGAAATAATTGCCGGTAACATTACCTACCACACTGATCAAAGTGCCTGTGTATGCAGTTGCAGTGATATTACCACCTGCATAGATGTCATTGGTTGCATGAACTGTGGCATTTGAATATATGTTTGCTGTAGCAGATATAAGCCCATTAGTAATTAAGTTACCACCTGTGACATTGGCACTTGCACTCACTTGCCCGGCAGTGTTAAGATTACCACCTGTGACATTGGCACTTGCACTCACTTGCCCAGCAGTGGATAAGTTACCTCCAATGATATTAGCAGACGAAATTATATTTCCAGTTGAACTAATAATACCTGCCACTGCAATATTGCCCAGTGCGTTGGTTGTCACATTGGCAGTGCCTAGGCTGGTTAAATTTGCCAAAGTTGTGATATTTGGTTGGGAAGCAGTCAGTAGTGTACCATTTATTCCAGTTACTGATATGTTTCCTCCAGTTATGTTTCCTGACGCAGAAACAGTGCCGTTGACAAGTACGCCTGTATTGGCAAATACTGCCACGTTTGATGTACCATTCACTGATATATTGGCATTTCCAGCTGATGCACCAATGTTGATTTCAGTGTTTCCATTGCTTATTCTACTGCCGGCACTGGTAATGCCGGTCAATTGACTTCCATTGCCAATGAGATAACTGGCAGTCACATTACCTGCTACACTTGCAAATCCACTGGCCAGTATATTTCCTGACAAAACATTGCCACTGACACTGACCAATACGCCACTCAAACTACCAGTTACGTTTCCTATCAAGTTGGCAGTAACAGTGCCACCACTGCCTACTGCAATGGCAATACCGCCTGCAGTGGAACCGTCGCCTACAAATACCTGTTTGGAATCTGTGGTATAAATCATTTCTCCTACCACAGGTGTAATATTGCTTAGTTGGGCTTGAGTACCACGTCTGATTTGCAAACTCATTTTATTCTCCTAGATTCTTTAATAATTCAACGTACCAATGTCAATATTAAGTGACGATGGATTAGTGATGTTACCCATATCAATATTGCCAGCACTGGTTACTGCAAACAGATACTGCATAGGATTGGTATACGTATTAGCAGCTATATATCCAAAATCCCACGAAAGATCCTGTATATTGATCGAGTATACAAGGCCATTATGAATTCCAGAAGTGGTTCCAGTTAAGTTGCCATGTATTGTTCCTGCCACTGTAACATTACCTTGTACATTGGCATTATTGGTTATAGTTAGATTTCCGCCCAACAAATTACCTGTGTAGGTAGGTAAAAAAGCCGCCACATTGGCATTGCTGTAAGTGGCAGGTAGTCCAGTCAATTGACTGCCGTTGCCGAAGTAGTAGTTGGCAGTGACATTGTTGGCAGATAAATTGCCTGTGTAGGTAGGTAAAAAAGCCGCCACATTGGCATTGCTGTAAGTGGCAGGTAGTCCAGTCAATTGACTGCCGTTGCCGAAGTAGTAGTTGGCAGTGACATTGCCTGTGACACTAGCCTGCCCTAGGGTAATTAAATTGCCGCCTTGTACGTTGCCAGCTGCCACAATATTGCCGGTGGTGCTCATACTGGCACCAGTAATTGTGTTGCCACTGTAAATATTGCCAGTCACAGATGTAGTACCAGAAACAATCATACCATTGGCATTGAAGACTGCCACATTACTGACACCATGCACGCCAATGTTTACATTGCTGCCAGGACCACTGATAACAACATTACTGTTTCCAAATATCAGTGATGTAGCAGATATATTTCCTGCCTGAGAAACTTCACCCCATATTACATTAGAGCCATCATAGTTGGCAAAACAGTAGTAAAAATAGATAGAGCTTACTGCATACATTCCGACCTGGTCACCAAGTTGACCATATGGTGTAGCTGGAGGATTTTGTACACGATTGTATAATTGAGTAAAATTGGAATTAGTTTTTGTGAATGCCGTGCGTATAGGATCGCCGCTGCCATCGTCAGGCGCAGTTCCTACATTGATTATTTCTTGGGTCATTAAACAAGGTCCTCTGGAATGTATTTACCAGACTTGTTTAACTATATTTTTTGCCTAACCTGGACTGAAACTACTGCCGCAGCCGCAGGTAGTTTGGGCGTTGGGATTGGCTATTACAAAACTGCTGCCGTGTAGGTCTTCTTTGTAGTCTACTGTGGCACCAGTGAGGTATTGGCTACTCATTGAATCTACCAACACTTTTACACCACCAAATTCTAAATCCCAATCATCTTCGTTGGCAACTTCGTCAAATGTAAAACCATATTGCATGCCACTGCATCCGCCGCCTTGCACAAACACACGTAGTTTGAGCTCAGGATTACCTTCTTCGGCAATAAGTTCATGCAGTTTTGCGGTGGCTGATTCAGTTAGTGTCATCATAGTCTTTCGTTACAAACGTCCCAGTCAATTATTTTCCAAATATTGTCAAGATACCGTTCTTTGTCCCATTGATAATCTAAAGCCCAAACATGTTCCCACCAGTCAACCAATACACAGATATCGGTGCGGACTGCATGGTTAGGTATGGTTTTGATAGTGCCGTTGGTGCTTAAATATACCCAACCTGAGCCCTGTATTTTCATTGCGATTTCTTTAAACGCAATTTTAAAATCTTCGTAGGTTTTAAAATTTTCTTCTATGAGGGCTAGCACTGCACCTCGGGGACGATTGGCACCTTTGGGTGGTCGCAATTGAGGGAAAAACTTGTTGTGCAAGAAACTGCCAGCCCGGTTAAAATCGGCATTGCCTTCGCCAGCATTGTAGCGTTTGGCATAGCCTTTGGCCAAGTGTTCATAATGATAATTTATGGATTCCTTACTCATCACAGGATCCAAGGCCTTTTCAGAGTAAGGCAAAGGTGTGGTTTCCAGTTTGGCTGGTCTAGTACTTGCCTCGACTATATAAATAAAATCCATTATTGAGCTTGCTGTTTCCATAATGATATTTATCTGCGTCTAACAATACGTCCACGAGCAAGATCGTAAGGACTGAATTCCATTTCAACTGTGTCGCCGGCTAGGACTTTGATATTGTTTTGGCGCATGCGCCCGTTTAGTGTGGCCAACACAGGCAATTCAAAATTTGATATTTTAATTCTATATGTGGTATTGCGTAAAACTTCTACTACTACACCTTCCATTTTTATCACATCTTCTTTACTCAATTGTGAACGCTATCTTTCGTAATCTGTCCCACCTAAAACTACGCCAACCATTGGCGTTGCAATCCCAAACCACACACGTTTCTTTTTTGTCTATAAGTTCTGGTTTATCTGTGGCCAGTTTATTTACCGGTCTAGCACCCAATGATTCGTTTAATGTACAAGTCATTGATCTATGCATTCCATCAGCTTTGGTAAATTCAATTTGAAGTTGAGTTTCTTTTAGTGTACTGTGCATCCAATCTCGGAGTGCTTGTTGACCTGCTTCGTCGGCTTCTTGGTACCAGCTGCTTTTTTCACTTTGTAGTAAACGCCAAGTTTCACTTTTGTTAAATGCATCTGGGTCAAATGTCATCTTCTCATCCTCGAAATATCAACGGCTTCTTCATCAGAAAAAACAGGAACTGCATTTGACTTGTGCATGGTAGCAATGCCTTTGACCTTGGTACCTGTGTAGACTTTGGCTGGCGCCAGGGTAGCAACACCTGCACCTGAATTCAAACTGGGAATATGACTGGTATTACCGCGTCCTGCCGGAGTACTGAGTTTATATGTCAATGGTTCTGCTTTGAGCGCACGGCTACGTTTACGATCTTCTGCTTCAATGCCTTGTGCTCGCAGCAGTTTCTGCCAAGACTCTTCTAGTTCGCGGGCCCGACGTGCTTCTTCGGCATTGCGAAATTTTACCTTGCCTTTTTTGCGTCCATTCAAACTGAGCCAAGGGCCTTCTAAATGCATGCTCATAGGATTATCCTAGTGGTTAATATACCTATATTATAACATAAAAAACGTCCAAAGTCAACCATTATTTGAATAAAATTAGTGCCATTAGTCCTGCCTGTATCATAAAACCCACACCAATTGTGATAATATTGAGGGCGTCTTTGAGTATTACAGCACGACCAAACATCAGTATAAGTCCAGCCCACATGAATAGCACAATGTCTAAATTAGGTGTGCGGTCACTCAGGCCAGAAAGCAAACTTAACAAAGTTGGAATTGTGGCACAATGAATTATAACTGTGGCCAGCCATCCCAGCGTTTCAGCTGAAATGTTAGGCAAATGCTCATCAATAAATTTTCTAATACCTTGCACTCCAGATTCAATGTTGGTCAATCCAAATGTCATAGTCGTTCCCCGTAAAAGATATGATGCCCTATCTGAGCAATTTCTGGTTTATTCCATTGTACATGTATGTAATCAGCATGATAGTACAAGGCGTTTTTCATACTAGGTAAACGGAACCCTTCTAGCAATACTTTTTTAGCTACTTCTTCACTTTCGTGCCAAAGTACTCCGTACACTGGTTTTGTTTTGTAGGTACCATCGCAGTACCATGAAAATTGACATATGACTTTTTCATACACAACGTTCTTTTGATAAACTACTCCGCAAACATCTGCGGGAAAATGTCCACTGGCCACACGATTCATTGTGACCTGTGCTACAGCTACTTTGCCTTCAAATGGCTCGCTAGCTGATTCCCAATAGATATTGCGTGTTAAACATTCTAATTGACGAGTTTTTTCTTGTACACTAACATGTGCCAATTGCCATGCTTCGTTTTGACTTCTAAGTGTTGCAAACTGTTTGCTAGTGACTGACACTACTACAGCAACGACCATAAAAAGACTTACTAATTTTACTATTCTGCTGAGCCACCATGCTAAGGTGGTGGCAATGCGATTGGTTGATTCAGTCAACTTGTTTCTCCTTTACCTGAATTGGTGTTAAGACGGTGCAGATAGAGATTGTGATCTATTGCCGATACAAAATCAGCAGATGAGTTTTCTGCACCCACAAATACTTAGTAACTGATCTTAATCAGGGCCCAAATGCCTGTTGTTTCGGACCAGTTTTGCCATTAACTACACACTTAACCAATCACCGGCGGCATTGCTTTAAGTTTTTCCCACATCTTAGATTTTTCTTTTAATTCTGCTTCCAATTGACGATATTGGTCACCAAGTTCTTTGAGCTGATGCCACTCAGTTTCTAATTCTGCGTTAGGGCGTAGTATATTCAGTCGTTCCTCAATGTTTTTTAGCACACCAGTTAGACTGACGCCATTGATTCGGACATCAGCACCTTCACCTTGAAGTTCGAGAGTTCCGCTTGGAGTTGAAGTGATAGGTGAGCTTGTGTATGTTCCATTGGTAGCATACACATACTGGTTGGTCGCAGCTGAAATCTGTGTTGCGGCGCTAATGGAACATACATTAGACTGGGGCAAGGTGCCCCATCCTGGAAATGTTCCTGTGCTGATTTTTAAATCATCATACGCCATTTTACTTGGCAGTGGTCAATGCTTCTTTTTCTACAGTGATTTCTTTGCGACGTTCTTTGATGCCTTTACTCATTTCTTGTAGAGCTTTGCGGGCACGAGCGGCAGCAGCTTTTACACCTTTACCTGTGAATTTTTCATTTTCAGCAAGATATGTTTCATAAGCGGCTACGATTTGTTCATGTTGTGTCATTTGTGTTTCCTTTAAATGTATAGTAATTATACGACATTTTGCACACTTGTCAAATTTTGTTTAACCATGTATGTGTCGGCGATTCCATGTGTCCCATATGGTAACATCGTCCCAGTTGTGTTTCCATGTGACCATAAACAGGTTTAAAGTATTGTGATCAAACAAGTGCATACGCCCATCGTCAATTCGAGCGCGAGCACTTTTATTGTTATTAATCCAGGTGGTGAATAAATTTCTAGCCTGAGGTGTTCTTAGAATTATTATAAACATGGCTTCGCCATGTTTGTCTTTGGGTTGAGACATTTAGTGTAAGGATTGATTGGCAGGTTGAATTCTAGCGAACTCAGTCATCTGCTCAACATATTTAGCGAAGTCTTCGTCCATTTCGACTTCTTCGTTGTCGTGATCGGCTGCAGTTTCGTTGGGCACACCCAACACACGCATGAGTCCTCCCATGTGTATCTTGGTAATACCTTCTCGATACAGCACCAACATGAGATGCATGGTAGCTATGCGTATTATTTCTTCTTGCGTTGTTTCGTCGAGCATATATGTAATTATGACGGATTTCGAAATCGTAAAAAATGGCACCGAAGTGCCATTTGTAGAGTTAAACAGCGTTTAAGCTTCTACTGCTGTTTCTGCGACGGCAGTTTTGGCAGGAGCCTTGGCAGTTTTCACACTTGAAGCAGAAACTTTCAATTCACCTTTCTTGGCAATCTTAGTTTTTTCTGCCAATTTGTTGGCCACTGCATAGCCAGCATCGCCTTCAGTGATACCTTGCTCTTGCAAATATTGCAAGGCCTGTAACTTGGTCATTGCATGTGGAAGTTCAATCAAGTTGATATCTGTACAACCTGCTTTTTGCAAAATCTTGTGACGGGCCACCATGTCGTTTGCAAAACGAGCCTTGGTTGTGCCATCTGGGTTAGTTGCTGTACCTGCTACGGAGAAAGTTTTTTCAGTTGTTGACATAATAGTGTTGCCTTTTTAAGTTGCCTGTTGAGTTTAAAATTAATGTTAGACTTGCTAACATATCTAAATTATAACACAATTGGATTTGAGTGTCAACCATTTGTGTTATTTAGATTCTGCAATTTGCCCAAAATCACTGTGCCAGTGACTCAGCTTGTGATTTGATTGTGGTGATCCCATGGTCCATGATCCGAGCCACACCCGAAAAACCAACGGTTGCTACAATCAGTCCAAATACAAAACCGTAAATAAATTTCATTTTTGTACGTCCTGAATTTGAGTTTTGATATGATCTGCACGGTCCGCAATATGACCTATTCCCAAGGCTACGGCGATCACAATTATGGCTTCGATAGCCAGTACAAATAAAATTTGCATGATAATTCCTTAAGATAAAACTGTCACCCTGTTGAGTTGAGTGGTTGCATTGTCACGGTGAGATTTGACAGTACCACGGATTTTCACGCCAGGTCCTAGATCGATAGGAGCACGATAGCTGAAAAACACACTGCGGTTTTCACTGTCTACCGCAGTCACAAACCATGTGTTGAAATTTTGACTATAACTAGTTCTCAACACTTCGATATCCAGGGCGATCTTGTCACCAACTTGGCCCACATGCTGATTTACAGTTTGACGCAGACGTGAATCACTTTCTGCCCGAGCTTGGCCGCGAGCTTGGCTGGCTGGCAAGCATGGCACCACTGCCAAGGCTAACCGGTCTAGATTGCTATCAAACTCTGACTCTAAAGCCAAGACCTTTTGAACACTCAAATCAAAATCGCTGAGTTGACCTTTGAGTGCTTTGACCGTGAAGTCACCACGTATCCAGTCCAAGCATTCTTGTCCAGCCTGGATGTCACCAGCATCCAATCGATCAGGATTGGCCAGTAATTCTGCGAACACTTCGCGATTGGTTCTGTATTTTACCACAGGAGGCTCTGCTTGAGTATCCCATTCTGTTGCCTTGATGTAACGATTGTCATTGATACGATGTGCTGCCACTGCTGCGGCCCAGACTATGGTGACTGGATACTTGGTACCAGGCTGGGCCACACGAGTTGATTTTGACGGATATTTTGACATATAATATTGCATGAGTTGCTCCTGTTTTCTTACTATAACTCTATTATAACAAATTGGCAATTTTGGGTCAACCAAAATCACATGGTCCAATACAATTCTGAGGAAGGGTCGCAACAACGAGGAGTGTCCGCATCAATTTCAATCTCAATGCCACTCATGAGATTTGTGACCTTTTTAGTTGGTGCGCGATAAGTTTCGCGGGTCACAATGTTCAGTTGATTTTCGCTCCAGCCTGCTTTACGACAAAGACGGGTACGAGTTGCTTTGGCTGCACCAAAAGTCTTGTATGCACGAGTTTTATTGGGACCGTCTGTAACGATTAAACCAGTACCTTTGCTAACAATTACATAAGACATTTTTGAACTCCTTGTTACTTACTATACATCTATTATAGCAAAATGGGCATTTTTGGTCAACCGTTTTATACAAAATTGTAAGTGTACTCACCTTGAACAGGGCCGTTCATTGTCACTTTACCTTGGCCAAATTCCATGACCAATCTGTCAAAAATATTATCAGCAGTGGCTTTAGAACAGGCGGCAAATAGTGTGCCTGTGTTCTCAAAAAATCCCACATGTTCGTTGTCATTTAACAACGGACGGGTGATATAGCATACATTACTTTCAAATTCCAAATGCGTCATTTACTGCTCCTTGTTACTTACTATACATCTATTATAGCAAAATGGGCATTTTTGGTCAACCAAATAGTGTTGTTTTTATGCAACACTATTTGGCCTTGTAAGCCCTGTAAAAATGGGGTTCATAATCCATGTAGGTACAATAAGCCCATTCAACCTTACGTTCTCTCCACCAAAGATCTTTGTGCTCACCCCGTAATATATCCGTCATCATGGCCTTGTTATTGCGAGTGACCTGTGCTTTGGCTGAACTTTCTCGTTCATATACTGTGACACACTTGCCAGATTTGACATGATATACTACAAACATTTTATTTAAATGGCCTCCAACATGTTGGCAGGCACTCGATATGTTCCAACAGCCGTGGCCACTGTGATGTACTTGATGGCAACCTTTTGCACTGTGCCAAGATAGGTGCGACCATTACGACTGCTAGTAAACTTGACCTGTGTGCCAGGCACCATGGTTCGTTTGTTGTCTTGAACAATTTCTGCACGAGCAAACCTCACTGCAGACATAACCAAGTCCAAGTCTGCATTGGTAAGTCCGCCAAACTTGATGGCATGAGCAATTTCTTTAACATTCATTACAGTGTCTCCTCTTGATTTCTTTGTTCTAAAAGTTGTTCCAAAAATGACTTGCGAATCTCATCGCTCACACCTGCACTCTCAAGACTCTGATACAAGTCTAGTTCTTGTTGTAATTCTTCAGTGGTGCATGCATCGTACTTCTCTAAAAAATCCATAAACAATGATTTCATCTGTCCCATTTTACACTCCTGTTTTTCTAAAATAACCATAACTCAGTCCTAGCAAGAAACAAAGGTATTCATTGTCACCGTTTGAACCTTCAGCTTCGTGAATCCAACGCAAGGCCATAGCACGATTCTTAGCACCTGTCTGCAACAAACTCAAAACACGCATTTCAAAATCGTGTGCAGCTTCTGCCTGTTGTTCTTTTTGCAGTTGATTGTCGGCCTCAATGATTTTGCCCATGATCTCAAATTGCGAATTGAACTTGTCAAGAGTCCAAGTGCTGAAATCAAAACGTGGGCGAAAGCCATAGGCATCTTTGTGCATGTCACTGTAGATTTCTTGTGCCTGCTCTAGTTCTGACAATTCTTCCCAGGATTTTAACATATTTGTTCCTTGACTCTGCTATTTTACTCGTCGTAGGCTTCATCGCCCATTTCAGTTACTCTTTCTTCCACAACGCCTAAGTCGACGATGCGTGCTGTTTGATCTTCATTGCTCACCCCCTGGAACGCTGTACGGAACGATTGATACTCGCCTAAGAAGCCAAATATATCCAAACGGTCCCAGTCGTCAGGCACTTCAAGTTCTTGAGTCAATAAAGTTTCAACAATGACTTTCATAGTTTACTCCTTAAACTGTTGCTGATTGGTTGCGTTTCTCATCCATTAACTCAAACAAGATGAATTTGGCAATGTTCATATTGCAACGGATTAGCTTGTCTGTGAGTGGAGCAGGGATGGTGGGATTCTTCATGGCAATCAATTCTTGGCAATCAGAAAGAATACCAGCAACAACCATTTCAAGACCCGAACACTTTGCAGTGATTGAATTCATGTAGCGATCACGAATTTGTTGCTCTGTCATTCCGTACATTTTGACTTCGTTTGCGTTTGACATTTTCTGCTCCTTTTTGTTTAATATGCTGTTATTATAACCAATTTGGGATTTTGAGTCAAGTGCTCAGTGACTGTTGAGTGTGGGTTTTTGACTATTGATCAACTCACGCTCCATGGCATGTGCGGGCTTTCTGCCACGCACGATGTCAACTAAAAGTACTACAAAAGCTTCTGCACCGTGTTGTCTAATGCTGTTGCACAAAGCCCACGATTTATTTTCAGTGAGTGCACGGCGAACATGCTTCTGAAAACGAACTTTCAAAGCATTTCGTACTTGGCTACCGCAGACAGTAATACCAATGTATGACTCGTTTGTGCAGGTATTCACCAACATATAAACTGCATGTTTGGTATCTTGACGGCGTTTTCTTGTCTTCATGTTAGTATTATAGCAAATGGGCTATTTTGGGTCAACCAAAATCGTGTGGTATTTTTGCCACAAAAAAACCCTGTATTTTACAGGGTTTTTAGTGTTGTTTTTTTACAACAATCAGCCAAGTCCTCGGCCACCGCCACCCGCGGTTTGTTTATTGGTGTCACACATGTTACTTTGCACGTCGCCATAATCGTACAAAATATCACTTGCATTGAGATCATCAGGAAAGGTCATTTGCCCGCCACCATTGTCTGTGATAATTCCACTTTGTGCACATTGCATCATGAGCCAGTGCAGTTTTTTTTCCAATAGTCTCAGAGCAGTATCATCGTCAATTCTAGTGTCATGACTCAAAAAATTATCCATCAACATCCCCTAGTTGCAGTATTTAGCCAAGCACTATTTCATACTCGTCTTTGCCGCAGCCACATTCTGGACAGATAAAATCGTCAGGCAATTCGGACCATTTGCCTTCAAGTTCTTCTTCGTGCACATGTCCGCAAACTACGCATACATAAAATTCTTCCATTATAGTCTCCTTAAATTACTGGAAAAGTTATTGAATCCAATACTTGTTGATATGCTTCTGCGTGCCGCTTTTCAATTTTTGTCAAGGCTGCAAAACGTTTTTCTGCTTTCTTCAAGATTGCAGCAAATTGTTCAGCATGCTCTTTGGATTCTTCAATTTGATGTTTGGCTTCGTTGGCCGCATCTAATTGGCCTTCGCGCAGGGCAAATTTTTCAAATTCTGGATACATTTCGGTGAACTCATAAGTTTCACCTTCGATGGCTTTTGCCAAACATTCTCTAGTGCTTGGTTTGCCAATCAAGAGTTCTAAATGTCCCCATGCATGCATGAGTTCTTGATCCGCAGTGTGTTCAAAGTGCTGAGCAATATCTTCATGTCCTTCTTCACGAGCAATTTTGGCAAAGTATCTATATTTGGTATGCGCTTGACTTTCTCCAGCAAAGGCACTTTCCAAATTGGTAATTGTAATTGACTTATTATTGGCCATGTTTTTCCTTTCAAAATGTTATAGTAATTATCTTGGTATACAATGAAATTAATTAATTTTATCAATAATTATTTTAATGACATGTATAGGCATAATCTATTGCTGAACTACTCCACCAACTGCAATGTTTTTTATATGCTGTTTTATAAACGCAATTTCAAACTTGGACAGATTGGGATTTAGATCTTGTCCATTGTGGGACACGATGGTCAACTTTTCTTTGTCAATTATCAAATTCTCATTGAAAAAAATGTTGTTATTGCAGCCCAAATGTAACTGTGCTATTAGCTTTTTCAGAGATTCTGGTGACCATAACAGTACTTCCTGTTGAGATTTTACAAAGTAGCTGCGACGATCAAGATGCAGTTTATGGGGAACATACCATAGCGAACCGTCTGGATGCGGTTCGCTGCCATCTTCGTGATGATGCCATGGCATTATGATACAAGGAATAGCCAGTAAATGTGCAAGATGACATATTCCACCTTCGTAACCAATCACACAGTCGCATAACTCATTCAACATCCAGCACTTGTGTTCAAGGTCAACATCCAGCATATTGAATGTTACAACATCATAGCCCGTGGCTTGCACTAGATGAAAAACACTGGCCCAAAACTCTTTGGTATACAATCGATTGTAGGGAAAAACATTTGTGTCAGATTCATGTTGTAAATCCCATGTGGCCAAGCCAATACAAGGTTTTCGACCAACCGCCACAGGTCTTGGCTGGCCAAACAGGGTCAAATTGTCAACTGAAAAATAGGGACTGAAAAATTTGCTTTTATCAGTGCATTGTGGCCATAAATCATTTTTCAATATTTTTTTGTCAATGATAGTTAAATTTTCTATGTTAAATATTTTTTTCAAATCTCTAACAGTGCAATAATCAGGTGGAACATGTAGGACAATCTGCTGGTCAGAGTGCAGCAACATAGACAGTATTGATATTGTAGTTCCAAGTCCTACTCTGGACATTTCATATTCCAGCATAGAGGTCAACCTCCTATATTGAAATTATCAAGATGCGTGTGAATAAATTCATTTTCCCACTCAGTTAATTGTGCCTGCGTGGCTTCGGGCACGGTGTAATTTTTTATGACGTGTATTCCGTGTTCTTGTCCAATGCTGTAATCACTGTTGAAATAAACATTGTTGCCTTGTTGTAATCTCAATTTGTTAATTTGATGACACAGGTCTTTCGGCGACCAGTGCAGTATTTCTTCCTGAGATTTTACAAAATAGGTTCTACGGTCGAGATGCATTTTATGTGGCACATAAAAAAGACTACCATCTTCATGTGGATCAGCTCCGCTTTCATGATGATGCCAGGGCATGATTATACTAGGTACATTTAGCAAATGAGCCAAATGGCAAATGCCTCCTTCTGAGCCAATGACTGCGTCACATAGTTCATTTAACATGTAGACCTTTTGCTCAAGAGACTGAAGAGTGCTATTGAGACCGACTACATCGTAACCTGCCTGCATGATGAGATCATAAATTTTCAACCAAAAATCTTTTTTGTAGTACCTATTGAATGGCACACTGTTGGAAGGTAATTCGTCCACCCACCATCCATTGTTGGTCACAAGGCCAATGCAAGGCCTGTGTTTTTTTCCTGTTTGAACATGTTGTCCTGTATAACAAAGTTTGTCAACACCAAAATAAGGACTCCAAAATTTACAGTAATCGGACACACAATGCTGGGCTCTATTGGTAATGCTGTTGGGTATAGATTCTTGATTTATGATGGTCAGTTTTTCATCTGGAATATCAAATACTGTCTTGACTTCTCGTAATATTTTGTAATTCTCTGGTGCTCGCAGTATCACTGGCTTGCCAATGTGGAAAAATAAACTCAATAGTGAGATAGTAGTGCCCAACCCACAATTATCAATTTCAAAATCCAAAAAATCTGTCATGCGTTCTTTCAAATAATTCGCACTATTTAATACAATAAAAAAACCTAGGTTTTTATACCTAGGTTTTTCTAACCAGTTCCAGAGCTTTGAGCCTGGCTATCAGCAATCTTATTTTGACATGCACAGAAACATCTTTTTCTGCTTCATGTACTATCTTTCCAAACCTGCAACTTCGACGATTACGTCCCAGCGTTACAGAGTCGTCAATTACAATGCTATTTGGATTACTTGGTCTTGGTCTCTTTAGCTTCGACTTTCTTTTCACTTTTGACAGGCATTGTGTCATTTTTGTGAGGAGCAGCAGGAGCAGTGGTTTCAACTTTTTTGACTTCGACCGTTTTGGGAGCATCGGCAGACATGGCGGACAATGCAAACATTGACGCTAAGATTACTATGGTATTTTTCATGATTTATCCTTTGTGTTATACGTAAATTTTTTATCTACGTACATATACAACGCCTGCCCTGGGCAGTTAGTTGACACACAAGCACTAATTAATAACTTTTTTCTTCCATAATGTCACTGTTCATAATAAAATTGATTTGGCGTTTGATGTCAGCACGAAGATCATTTTTGAGGCAAACTTGACGAGCAGCAAACAAAAATTCGTTGTCAAATGTTTGACTCTGCTCGCATCTGCGCTTGAACTCTTCTAGATCCCAAAGTTCTTGATTGACTTTGAGCAGTAGATGCTGCAAGTTATCAATGTTCTTGGTGTCCAAAGTGTCAATGATTTTCAACAACTTGCTTAGTTCAGTGTTGATATTTTTTAATTTATCACTATCTGTGATGTGTTGTTGCTTGATTTGCAATATGGTTATCTTGTCCACAAGCTCGCCCACACTCACAGGAACAACTAATATCATCTTGCTTTTCTAAAAATGTAAATGCCTTCACTCTTGGTAGACGATTGGACTCGATTATTTCCCACACCAGGACGAGTGGTCAACAACATGTTCACAGTTTCTTGGTACTCAAATCCCACACGTTCACTAAGAAGTTTCCACCGATCAACTATTTCAAATTGGTCTTTGCCATTTTTGTAATCTGCTATGTTTACGGCATACACACCATCAGACTCCAAACTACGATATATCATTTGCAGTGTGGGGGTCACATACTGTTCAAACCAGGCATCGAGATTCCTATAGCGATTCATACACTGTGTGGGCTCATCACAGTAGGTTTCCAAGTTAAAATAAGGCGGGCTCGAAAATGCTGCATCAAAGGAATTAGGGGCTGGCATCATGTCTTCACTGCCACAATTGTACATTTCATAACCTGCTCCGAGGCCTGAGTCTGTAATCAGTTCGCCTAATGCTTGTAATCCTTGATAGGTACGAGTGTTGGGATCTATACCTGAATAGTGATAACGCAGATTACTGGTCAGTGCGCCCAGCATACGTCCACCGTAGCCTGAACTGAAATCCAACACACGGCCACGAAACACAGGACAGATATACTCCCACACAGCCCGGGCATTCATGGGCTTGAAATTCTGTATGGTTCCGCCATTGACCAATTCCAGTGCAGTTCTCAAACTCTTGGGATGCACAGCCAGATCACCGTTGTCACGGAACTTGTAACAGATTTTGATAGCACGTTTCAGCTTGTTGTCGTGATTAAATCTGGATCTAATGCTCACAGTTGCATTGTCGTTCCACTTGGCATCCTGCATGTTGGGGAACCAAAAACGACCAAATGCTGATCCTGCCGAACCACCAATGGCCAGGGTATTGTTTTTCACAGACTTACGGGCCGCAGCTACTGCTAGAATTTGTTGTCTACACCCTTCCAAACTATAATAAGTGATGGGCACAACATCAACACCGCGATATATTTGAAAAGCTGCTTCTTGTATTGCCTCTCGTCCGGCATCGTCTGCGGCCAACCAGGCCTGTTTGCTCAATGCACGTAGATCAGCGTCTACTGATTCGTATCCAGTGTATTCATCAGAAGTAGGAACTACTCCCCACTCTTGACAAATTTGATCATAGTAGTGTTGTATCATTCAATTGCCAGGTGTTGGAAGTGACGATAATGGTCCTCCAGTGTCCAAGTCACAGGATCAATCGGAGTACCATCGTAGGTTTGATAACGGGCGTCAAACACACCAGTATAGCGAAGAAAAGGCTGCCACATGTTGGGGGTACGACTACCCCACCCAGATGATCTCAGTGCCACATGCTTTGAGCGGCTGAGTCGCACAGTGGGAGCATTTAATGCCTGTTCTACTGTGATCACATTGGCCAACAAGAGATCACGAATACGACTGGCTGGTATCAGATGCTCAAAATCACACTCAGTTTCGGCATCAATTTCATGATAGTGTGCCTGTATACCATCTCGCTGTTGAATACAGTATTCATGGTATCTGCGCAGATAATAATCTATGTCATTGCGGATTTCACGCAACATCTGTGCATTACCTTGTGCTTGAGCATAATCGGTGACCAGTTCGGCCAAGTTCTCACTGCAATACCTGGCCACGGTCCAGTAAGTTTCTGGAGACCGTTGTGTTTTGCCATAATCTGGAACACAAAATTTATGCAGTGATTCTTGAAGAGATTCAACCATGAAGTATTTTCCTCTTGCCATTGTAGTCGCCATTCATCTGGCCTTTGAGTTTGTGACACATGGGACATAATTCGTCCAGATTGGTATGATCATTGTTGTTGGGATTACCGTCTCGGTGATCAACTTCAGTCATTCCGGTGGCCCATGCAGGAACCTTGCTCCATTTGATCAAGCATGAAAATCCCAAATGGCCATCTGTGTTGGTACAACGGCCGGTTTTATAAGGAGTAACTCCAGGTTTGTGGGCCTTGCCTCCATAGCTGGCTTTTTGACAATCACCGCAGTGCACCCTCCAACGTGGGTTGGCATCAGTTATTTTGCCTTTTGCAGGAATCACTGGACTGTTACAACCATGATTGATACAGATTGGTCTTGAAGATGTCATCTTGCCACCGTGAGAGAAAAACGTTGTAAAAATGCACCACTGAGACAAGAAAATTCTGCGCCATCACAGTGCCTGCGATAATACACCCAGTCACTGTCAATCTTGACAATTTCATAGGTGCGCATGTCACGGTCAAACCATTTCGATCCTGGTATCATGTAGTAATTCCTTTTTAGAACTAAATTCACGCTGGAGATAGTAGTTGGCCAGCTTGGCCGAGATCATGGCAGGCAAATCATAATAGGGAGTTTCCAGCAAGAAATTCACATCAATGCCGCCCCATGTGCCGGTGCGAAGAAATTGCTCTACGGCTTTTCTATGTTCAACATTGGCCGCATTGAAAACCACAGTTGGGCGACGAGTTAGATCCAAACAGCTCATAACATTTCCAAAAAGTTAGTAATAGTGTTATTGTAACAGAAATCCAGTCAAAGGTCAACCTAGCGCCAACGCATACTAAATGCCAAGTAATCCCGTTCAGAATCAAAATAAAAGATGTATCTGCCAGGAGTGCGTTCTGAACTGGTTTCTACCAGTTGCCAGCGCCATTCATCGTCCATTCCGGCCTTGCACCATGCCAAGATATATTCAATTTCGCCAAAAGGTTTGGCAATTTCGCAGGCATGTTTGAAACTCACTGCATCACGAAGCCAAGCAATCGGGGGATCTAATAACATGTTTACGTTTTGGGGTATTCGGTGTCGTAACGGGCATACACGCGGTCAATGGCCGCGTCAAATAACTTTTGGGGCAGACGCCATTGATCATAGCTACGGCCAATATCATTCACATATTGTTCACTAGGATAACCTCCCAAGGGCGGGTTCATTTCGTAAATGAAAAACTGCTTTCCATTTTGAGTCAAGTTGCGTTTGCTATAGTAGTGCGGGAATCCTTCAAAGTGATCCAATTCTTGTTCGCATTTGGGGGTCAAGTTCCATAACACGCCAGCACATTGGGCTCCTGTGGCAGGCACGACTGTGGCATGTGTGTAGAATTCCAACTGCCAGTTCTGCAACATCATCACGCCCAAAGGCCGTGAAGCAGGGCATCGTCGTCGCATGACTGCACGATTCATGTTGGCGCCATAGGCAAAATAAAGACGATTACTCAAGATACTGTTCCTTTATGTACTTATCTGCTCGAACAGTATCCATGTCGTAGTAGAGTATGTTGTCTGTTATTCCAAAATGATTACAAAAACTCTGAGCATATCGCAGGCCATGCAAGGCATCCCATGAGAACTGTTTTTTCCATGCTTCATATTCTGTTACGGAAATTTTTTGATAACTTGTTTCTTTGTTATTGAAAAATTGTTCTATGTGCAATTGTTCTATGTGCGAGGCAAATACCCGAGCACTTCTTTGTTGTTCAGTCATTGGCTTGTTCCTGCCAGGTGTGATCGCCCATGTATTTTACCTGTGTTATATATTCGTAGTTGGCAGGTGTTCCTGAGCTCCAACCATTGGGACCGTGTGAAGTTAAAATCATTTGTTGTTTTCTTGTGTCAAATGCCAACCAATAACAGTTGCCCATAACCACCTGGAACTGATATTCCGCAGCATACACCATGTCAGTGATGTCCAGTCTGCGCTTGATATCATCTGCTTGACGTTGCAATACTGATACCAGTTCCATGATACGATCATACTCTTGCTGGGCATAGATTCTGGCATGATTGATCATGATGTCCTTTTGTTTTTCAACAGGAATCAAATCAAACTTTGGACCACCCGATTCGGTAGCATAAGGTGTGACATTGCGATTGATAAAACTTACTAGAGTATTACCTACTTTGGAATCAAAACTGTCGCGACCCTGGGCAGAATTAGAGTCCATCAATCCCATAGTCCTGAGTAGTATTTGCCAAACAGTCTAAAGCCGTTGGCGATTCTGTTTTCTACTGCTTGACGGCCTGCCCAGTCTATTTGGAAGGTATGATTGGGACCATCTTCCCATTGATACATTGTGGCTTTGCCGTTTTCATCCCAGGCACTGGCCACAGTTTTATGATCAATATCTCCACTTTGAAAAGCGTCTTCCCATGAGTCATCTAACTTGTGTTCAAAGGCAAAGATCATTTCGTCCAAAACCCAGGCCCAGCGGTCATGAATATCACACTGTATTTTTTGTAGATCTGGCGCATGATAAAAATCAAATGCCTGCTGGCTTTCCCAGTCTTCATGATCCACAGTTCTCATGTGTTCAGGCACATCTTCCAGGTCAACCATGGGGCTACCGTGTTTGGTGTTTCGCAACTGTTTCAGCATGGGCAACACAATGTGAGCCAAGGTACTATCCATGTTCCAGGTGTCGTGGTGATCAATCTTGATATATTGTATTCTAGGGTGTACAAAGTCCAAAAATCTTTGCCATGCACGGCAAAAGAATTCTAAACGATTGACCCATTTCTCATAGGGTGCATTGGGTTTTTCTTCAAGGTTGTAAAACACATCATCATCTCGTTCCCAGAAGCACACTGCTTTTAGGATGGTGTACGGAGAGACCCAATGATTCCTGTAATTGCTGATATAAATCTTCATTGTTCACTCCATTTTAATATAAGCCAAAAATACTTGGGATTGTTTTCATCAATGTCAAACCAGACTTGTCGGTCTTGCTTGCGAACACATAGACCTTTGGCAGAGAAAAATTCTATGGCAAAATCCAGTAACTTGTCATGGTTGCGTGGATTTTTGAGAGATTCTTCTACGGCACCCTGTTGATGGGCCTGGGTATGAAATTCATCTAGAAATTCATCCATGATATACCCATTGAACCAACTGGGTGCATCTCTAAAACTAAACTGCATTACCAATCTCCATTGTCTATCCAAACTCGTATAGTGATACCTAAAAATCCCACACTCCAGGTGTGCTCATTGGGACCTGCCCATTCGTTTACTTCTCTACGCCACCAAGGTAACACTTTCCACCACAGTGGATTCAGCGATAAAATAACACTGATGCCACTGTAGCGAATCCACTTAAATATTGACATACTTGATCGCAAAATTGTTGGCTCTGGCTTCGTAGCCATGATATCCTCTTGGGTTGCAGACCACTCTTGTGTTGCCAACCATGTAGTCAAACTCATCATGCATGTGTCCGTGTGTCCAAAGCACAATCTCCGGCGAGTCCAAAATCAGCTCACTGAGATCCGACGCAAAGCATCCATTCATGACTCGATCCCCACGATACTGCGGTGCGATGCTCTCAAAGGTCGGAGCATGGTGTCCCACCACCACAACCTTGGCATCGGTTGTGTTGTTGGCCCTACAATTGGCTATGACTAATTTTATATACTTGATCATGTCGTCGTGTTCTCTCAAGGCGTGCACAGGCAAAAACTTCCATGAATTCTTATCGTCACTATTCTTGACGCCACGATAGTCGTTCATCATTGATCCTGCAGCCTGAATGGTAACAGGATCTCTACGATTAAAGTCTGTCCATAATGTGCCGCCAATGAATGTGATATTGCCTAGTTTTAGTGTGCTACGATCCAGCAAATGTATGTTTTGAATATGCAAGGAATTCAGCATGTCCAAGATACTCTCTGCACTACGAGCATAGTCCCCACGATAGTGCTCGTGATTGCCCATGATATAGATGGTTTCCGGAAATTCCCGACTCACACGCTGAAAAAAATCTATCACTGTGGGTGACAAATCTTTGGCCACACAAATATCACCACCCAAGATCAACACATCCGCTGATTGATCGTTCTTTAAAACAATATCGCCAAATTCAAGATGTAGGTCTGATGTGATTGCTAGTTTCATTTTTTATTTCGTTTTTCCATTGTGCTATGACTTCGGGATCTCCGCCATCGATGTACGCACCTAAATTTGGAAATCTTGCTTGGAATGCTTCGGCGATTTCAGTCAGTGTACGACCTTGGCAAAGGAATTGATTTGTTTCACTATTATAGCAGTAAATGATATTTTGGTCAACCTCTACTCGCATGCCTATGTTGTTGGGATTTTGTTCAAGTTCGGATTCAATTCTTTCACCAATACGAGTCATTATCCAATTGAATACCATTACAGATAAAACTACGCCAACGCCCACTCCAATTGCAATATCACCAATGTTGAATTCCATATTATCCCCCCAGTGCTTTATTTACATAGATCAATACTTCGGCAAGATTCCAAGAGAATATGATGCCATCAAACACATAACTCCAGCGTCGGTCTGTGTAGTCAGAATTCGCTAACCAATGCCCGGTTAGGATAACAATAGCGACATTTATCAAAATCATTGTTGAGCCTTTTGTGCAAGATATTGTTCACTTTCCACCCACCCTGTGCGAGTCAAAAATCCCCAGTCTCGTTGTTTGGGGCCCGGTACAAACAAGGTCCAAGTTTCAACGTCAGGATCTATTTCTATGCGATGATAACTGTTGGCACTGCTGAATCTAAAATGGCCAAGGCCACGCCAGGCTGCAATTTCTGTAATCTTTTGCCCGTGATTGTCAAACTGTGGAATCCATTCGGTGTATCCACCTTTAAGGATAAGAGTAAAATAGGGCCAAGGATGATCATGCGGCGTGGGTTCATCACTTTTATGAAATTTATGTATAAATACATTAAACGGAAACCTAACACGATCTTTAAGAAAAATATAGTATCTCGTTAAATAAAGTTCTTTATCAACCCTATCATAGATAAGTTTTTTTCGATCCAATTTGATCATTAGTTGGTCCAGGCGCTCTAGCCAACGAAGTATGAAATTATTTGACATGCTTGATAAATTTAAAAAGATTGATCTTATCACGTGGTGTCCAGGCCTTGGCTTCGGGTCCGCATATTTTTGGATCGCTTCTTGTGGCCGAACATGAATGATAATAGCCTTTTTGCTCTACACCAATCACTGGATTGAATCTGGGTTCTGCCCAGTCAAGTTCACATTCAAATGCCATTTGATTTTTGACAAGTCGAGCCACAAGCCCGGCACGATTGTGTTTACAGTCTATACAAAGTAGTTCTTTGTTCATATAACTCCTGGCTAAAACTGTATTTTACACTATTAGAGATTTTTGGTCAATAAAAAACCCTACATTATGTAGGGTTTTTACTGCTTCCTAGTCTAAACTAAGAATTACACCAAGCCCATGGCCAATGCTCGGTAACCAGCTGCCACAACCTTACGGCTAGGTTTGCCCATGGCATATTCCGATACCACTACTCCGTTGCCGGCTTTGCGGGTGTTACAGTATACTGCAAATCCTGCTTGGCGGATACGCGAAGCTTCGGCACTGATGTTCTTGATACCAAAACGCTTTTCAGCCTGTGATGGTGTAAGAGTTTCACCACTGTGCAATGCTGAGAACAGTTTATAGGTTTTTGTTTTTGGGCTAAAACGAGTGATCATATTTAAGTTTCCTTTTCTAAGTTTAAAATAACTGTTTATTAACAGTATGATACAAGTATAACACAATTGCAACATCTACACAACAGTTTAGGAACCAAGTTTTACCATAAATAACAATAAAGGTTGACCTACTCTGATGACACAATATACCATTTACGCCACTGCAGCCAACGCTGTTGGAAATATTATAACCGTTAGTTCTGTTGGCAACATGTTTTCGGGCTTGCCCATTGTGTTTTCGGGCAATGTATTTGGCGGAATCACTGCCAATGCTACTTATTATGTTGGCACAGTAATTCCAGGATATCCTACCAGCACCATTACATTGACCAGTTTGCCTGGCGGTGCACCCTATGCAGTTTCCACTGCCACTGGTAACATGACTGCGGTATTCAGTCAGGGCGGTCAGCAAATTATCAATACTGTGCCGCCCGGAGAATCATTAACTGATGCTTTTACGGCAGTAAATGTAAACTTTGATCAGGTTTTTGCTGCTGGCCCAGTCAACAGCAACATACAGATTGCTAATAATACAATTTCGACTACCAATACCAATGGTAATTTGGTGTTGAATCCCAATGGAATTGGCAATGTTGTGGCCAATGCTCATGTGTTGCCAGATCAAACCCGTATTCGTAATTTGGGTAGCTCTGCACAAAAATGGTTGAACATTTACGGTCAATATCTAACTGTTGACAATGCCAGTCTTGGAAACATTGGAAATCTCACCATTGATGTGGCCAATTTGCACATATTGGGCGGCACAGATGGGTATGTGCTACAAACTGATGGTGCAGGAAATGTGTCTTGGACTCCTCAAACAGGTGGAGGCGGGGGCGGTGCCACTGGCGCAACAGGAGCTACAGGAGCCACAGGACATGCAGGTGCAACTGGTATTACCGGCTCTACAGGCTCTACAGGCTCTACAGGCTCTACAGGCTCTACAGGATCACAGGGATCAACAGGAGCCACTGGAGCAACTGGTGTTGTAGGAAGCACTGGATCAACTGGGCCACAGGGATCTACAGGAGCCACTGGTGCCACAGGTGTTGTAGGATCAACAGGATCAACTGGGCCACAGGGATCAACAGGAGCCACTGGTGCCACAGGTGTTGTAGGATCAACAGGATCAACTGGGCCACAGGGATCAACAGGAGCCACTGGTGCCACAGGTGCAGATGGAGCCACTGGATCAACAGGACCACAGGGAAGCACTGGTGTTTGGGGATCAACTGGAGCCACTGGTATTCAAGGTGGTTCTGGAGCAACCGGCAATGATGGACCACAAGGTGCTACTGGCGTAGGTGCCACAGGAGCAACAGGCACAAATGGCTCTACTGGTGCCACGGGATCCACAGGTGTTACAGGCAGCACAGGAGCCACCGGCTTAATAG